CGTTGAAGATACCTACCCCTTTCCCCATCTGACATTTGTTCTAGGTGTCGTGCCCTCATACGTGCCTTATTTTGCATCATTCTTGTATTGCTTGCCTTGCGATCGTGATATTCTGGGGGCTGGTTTGCTTCCCAGTCAGGGCCAAACGGATCATCTTCATTTAATCCATCACTTTCTAATGCCATTGGGTTATCACCCCCAGCAACAGGGTGGTATGATTTTGAAGGACTATTCAGCCCACCCGACATACTCATTTGTAAATCTGCATCACCATATACTTCATCTGGTGCATTTGCATAGTCAGTGTCTTCATCCATATCACATCCACAATCAGTACACCCTTCATCGCCCAAGTCAACTATATCAAGCAACCCTGACATATCACCAACAGCATCCATCGGTGCGATAGATGTGTCTGGTTCAAATTCTATCTCTTGGTATGCCGGTTCATTGCTTGTTCCAATCCCTGCCATTTTCAGCATACTCATTAATTCATTTGCATCTGCATCTTGTGCATTTACTTTAATACCATCTATTTCATCTGGGTTATCACTTGTATTTGTAGTAATAGTAATTGTTTCATTTAATGCATTTTCATACATTTCTTCTAATTTAGTCATAGTTTTATCCTGTTCTTTGCTCTCTGTCGGCAATTCGGTAGCCGCTAATGCTTGTTGCATTTGTGTTTGTTGTTCCGATGCTTTTTTTTGCGAAACACTTAAATTTTTGTGATGTTTATACATATACTGTTTTGATGCTTTTAATCCTTCTGGACTACGCGGAAATGATTGTATAGTCTTCCCATCCTGATCTTTTACATGATGTCCATTTATATCACTTGTTACCGTTGGTGTTTCAAAAAGTTGCATTATACCTTTTCTCTATTGTCCTGTGTAAATGGACTTTTAGTTCCTTGCGGTAGGTCATTAGTGGTCTTTGCCCTAGGAGTCTTGCCACCAGCTACTGTATATTCATTTTTGGCACGATTTTGTATCGCATCAGCTTGATAAGAATCACCATAGTCTTTATTAGCTTTTTTGTGTTCTGCTGAATCATTCGGCAAATCTCTGCCTAGCAAACCATCGTTGTCTGATTTTTCTTTATTGGATTCTTCATCATTCATACTATCATCGAATGCTTTGTTAAGAACAATAATTCTATTCGCTGCCACACCGCATTGTTTTGCAATTTCTACAAATTGTTCGGTGGAAGCTGGATAACTAAATGTTGCATCTAATATATTAACTGTTTCGTTCTCTAAACCGTTGAACCCCAATGGTTTTTTAGTAACTGGTGTCTTTTTTGGTCCAGTTAGGTTAACCAAATCAAATGCCGCAAATGCTTTCTCCAGTTGATCTACTGTTTCGTCTGATAAATCACCAGCGATTTTTATTCTATAACTATAATCTTGTTTCGATTCTATTAAATATTCATTTAATGATTTCATTTTTTATAAATCCTGTCTGTTTAATGCTTATATTATATTTAGCATTAGTTTAATACTTTGTTTACCAATCTTCATCGTATGCGTCACCATAGTCACCATATGAATTAACCAACACAATTCCTCCACCGTTATCTGATGTTGCTTGTTCTACCCCAGTAATAAGTGCATAATCATCCATATACAAATCCTTTTGGGTGGAGTTATCCCCATTTAATAGCCACTCTTCAATATCGTAATCTCTTTCCGCATCGTAATCGGAGAAATAATTATGTTGCATTGCTAATTCTGATTGAGCCTTGTATTCTGCAATCATGCTATCTAGCATCCCTGCCATAACACTGCCTTCGTCATATAGTAATGATTCCTTGTCATTGTGATACTTGTATAAATTCATTAACTAGCATCCCCTTTGCCGTTAATCAATCGTTCCAACAATTCATTCCTGTCTAATATAGTGCCTTCTTCTGTCGGGAATTGATCCACACCTGTTTGATCCAATTTTGCTTTTTTAAGTTGCAAATCAATCATTTTTAATTTTTTGTTTATTTTAGCAGTTCTTGCAGTAATAGCATGCCCTAGCATAGAACCAGCAGAATTAAATATTTCACTAGACCATCTTGCTTCCACATTCATTCCCAAGTCCATCAAGTCTTTATAACTTTCTGTAGCAAGGGTGGCAAGTGCGTCCATTTCTGAATCGCTTGATTCTAACCCACGAACCATAGGCAATGCTGATTCAATTTTATCTATGCTAGATAATATATCCACCGACATTATCTCACTTACCTTCTCCGATTCAGGAACTACCTCATCCAACAAAACATCAGTTGGCAAATTAAATAATTCTTCTAATTTTTTCATACTGATATTTAGTAACCTTTCCTACCGTTATGGTAAAGCTGATCTTCTGTTACCACACGGAATGTGATGCTATGCAATGCACACCATTTCACCGCCTGTTCCCATTTGGCATGATTCAATTGAACTATCATCCGATCCTTGCTATTGGATTTCTCAGTGATCATACTCTGCTTCTTTGGTTTTATTTCAATCAGTTCCACTACGATAATGTTTTGTTTGTTCTTGTACTTGATAAGCAAATCTGGAACATATGTTGTTTTTTTGCCCTTGAACGGATTAAAATATGGAATTCTTATAGGTTCACTTGCCCATTCTAAAATATGCGGATTAGTATCACAAAATCTGAACATATCCAATTCCCACGATGATCTGTACTTTGGTACTCCTTTACCAACATATTTTTTAGTATTTTTTACTGTGTA